TCAATCTTCTGTTCGGATCATAGTACACAGAAAGATCTGTCTGTGCATAAGCAGAAGAAGATAACAACAGAGATAAGATAAGTTTTTTCATGTGAATTTTTCTTGGGGGGGAGAACCGTTGGGGGCACGCACACACGGGGGTCAAGACCCACCGCCTCGGGCCTGCCGATCTGCGGATGGTAGCACGGTCATCGGTGCGAGTCCCATCCCATGCCAGCGTCAGCGTGCGGGATCGGCCATGGATCGACAGCTAGTGGGGGCAAGGGGAGAGGGTATGGGGCAGGGCCATGACGGGAAAGCCCAGTGTCCCATGTAAGAAGAATGGACCAAAACGTATGAACGAAGGATGTGGTCCCATCGTCCTGTTGCCCCGGAGGTGGTGTCGCATTAGATCTATAGACCACTACCCTACTTACCTATATACATATATAGGACCTGAACAGGTAGACTACTGTAAATCTGTACATTAGGGAAAGTACCTATAAAAAAAAAGAGATTATCTGTTGACAGAACATAATCAGTAGGATATTATGATCTCACTGTCTTAGATCAAGACAGATTATCTTATAGAGGGAACATCATGTATCAAGTGACAGCAATCTTTCAAGACTCAGAGATCGGTTACGGTGAAGGGGAGAGTCTTGAGTATGCTACTGATGAGTGTAGGGAAAGCATTCCAGACATTTTCGTTTATGGTCGTGGTCAGGAATGTTTGGAGGAGATCAATCTGTCGATCATCTATCCTAACGGTATGAAGGTTAGGGTTAGCTTATACGATCACATGGAGGTCATGGATACACTCAAGTATATCGGCTAATAGTCTGACAACGCGAAACCACTCTTCGGAGTGGTCTACCGGTAAGACCGGTACTGATGAGCGTAATCCAATCATATCAAGAGAGAGAGCAACATGACTAAACCTAAACTGACAGTAGTCGCATCATCCATCCGTATCAGCGTGACATCCAAGCTTGACGGAATCAGGTCGTGGAGTCTGCAAGCTTTAGAGACTTGTCCGGGTTCTGTCGGATCGGATGGCGAGCTAGTTGCAGCGTGCTCAGGATGCTATGCAACAACAGGCAACTACGTTTTCGCTAACGTCAAGGAACCTAGACTCCATAATCGTGAGGATTGGAAGCGATCTGCATGGGTTTCCGACATGGTCGCAAGTCTCAACAAGGATAGATACTTCCGTTGGTTCGATAGTGGTGACGTATACGATCTGAAGCTTGCCAAGAAAATCCTAACAGTGATGGAATTTACGCCATGGGTCTCGCATTGGTTGCCAACCCGAATGATGAAGTTTAAGAAATTCCAGACCGTACTCACGGCCATGCAAGCTCTACCGAACGTCATGGTCCGGTTCTCTTCCGATAGCGTATTCGGAGAATTTGACGAGCGTCATGGATCCGTGATCGTTCCTGATCCTGAGTCTGCGCCAGAGGGTACTAAACTCTGTGAAGCCTACCAACATGGCGGCAAGTGTAATGGCTGTAGAGCGTGCTACAGCAAGGATGTGTCTGTCGTGGCGTACCCTGCACATGGTCGGAAGATGGACAAAGTCATCCGTATCGCACTAGCAGCATAAATAACCCTTGACGGGGGAGATTATCTCCCCTAATATTCTCTCACTCACTTATCTTATCGAGGCATTATCATGATCAAAGTCAATATCCACATCGGAAGCTTCAAAGCCCAGCAGTGTCCCGAAACCCTGAATTGGTACTGTACCGGGGTTAGTGGTCGCAAGTATTGGGGACACTCTGCGCGTGAGGCAGAGCAAAACGCTCAGTCGTATTTCTACCGATGAATCCATCCGCCGAGGACATCCTGGATATGCTGTTAGACGGAGACCCCGTCGTGTGGCACATCTCACGGGAAGGTAACGACATCCGTGTCGTTGCCACAATGCCTGACGGAACATCGAGACCCATAGCAGTCCCCATAGCAGCCCCTGAGAGCGATCAGGACCCTTGCAGGTAGGGTAGCATCAACCTAACCCTTTTCGGCCCGTGTAGGGCCATTCACAGCCCCTTTTGGGGCATCACATCGGAGAGTGTATGTTGTACGAAGAAATCCAATCCAAGATCGAGGAGCTGAAGGTCCAGGCTGAGATCGTCAAGCGTGAAGAGAAGCAACAAGCTATCGACATGGCACGGGCAATGATCCAGTCATTCGGGATCACGGCCAAGGACCTGGGACTGGACAAGTCGGTGAAGGCTAAGACCGGCCCCAAGCCAGGGAACAAAGTGTCACCCAAGTATCGAGACCCATTGTCGGGTGCTACATGGTCCGGTAGGGGTAAGACCCCGAAATGGATCAATGGTGCTGACGACCGTTCCGTCTACGCTATCTAATCATCAAGGGGGATTGTGAGTCCCCCATCTTATCTGGAGTAATCATGCTACAAACCCTTATCGTTATTTTATTCTCACTAGGTATAGCATCAGCTATGATCGGAGACCCATTTATCTGCGCGGTAGGATTGTCCAGTGCTATATGCCTGATCATTATATTGATGAGGAGAGAAGCATGAAGGGGCAATGGATAATCAAGGAAGTTTATTTCGAGGATGGCTGGCCCTCCGTCATGAGAGACCCAATAGTTACCCCAGATGATAGAGAACTAATGGATCGGGCCTGGGATTACTTGGCGAGCTATACAGTTGGAGAACGCCCAAATGCGTCAGAAGTTAACAATTTGATTTTCCTTTTAGAAGCCAGACTAACGGAGAAAAACACATGAATGACTATCAAATGATGCAGATCTGGAGAGGGGTTAAATACCCCCAGAAAGAAATAGAGCAGAGAGTATTAGAGTTCGGGAAACAAGTACTGCACGAGGGATCTGATCACTACTATAATCTCGGCAGACGAGAAGCATTCCACGCCATGAAGCCGGTACTGTTGAAGGCTCTCAGTGCCCTAGACTCTGCTCACTACATTCTGATGATCCAACCCGTCACACCACGGGAAGAAGCTGTTGCAGTAGATGATGCTATCAAGCACATTAACGCTATCCTGGAGGTCCTATGACGCCCGACTGCTTCTCATCCCGCATGGAATACCTGGAGTGGATGCACACGGCCAGGATGCACAAGCCAGCAGAAGGCCACGAGTACTGCGAAGACTGTCTGCCAGAGTATCAAGCAAAGATGATCAGAGCTAGACGCTGCCAGTACCCAGGAACCACGTTCATAGACCACGGTGAAGGCAGAGACTTCTCAGTCATCGGACGCAGACCACAAAAGATAGTCTGGAAGCTGAAGGAAAAGAAGGATTGATGTAAGATGCAGGTTGTTCTGTTGTCTCCTCTCGGTCTGTGAGACCGTTCAGCCCAGTCCTTGCACTGGGTTTTTTTTTGTGTTAGGGTTTACCCTGTTGTGGTCGTACGCAACTGAAAGACTCCTTACTCATGCGCCGCCTCTATACGAGGGTACGACCGGCGCAGCAGTAAGGGGTTTTTTTTTTGCAGACCAGGACCGCACTCCTCGCGTCAGAAGTGGGCCTAGATGGGCCGCAGGGAAGAGAACATAGGCTAGGGAGTACCACCCCCTGCAAGCCTCGCAGCGTTCCAGAGCGACTGCACAAGTGTCGAACCTCCTGGGTGGTCTCAGGCTCGGCATGATTGAATCTGGCGTCAAGCGAGCACTGGCAGAAACCATCTGTATAGATGAGTGACCCTGCGGGTGGGGTTGGTAGGGCATACCACCTTGGAGGTTCTTTTGTCTGGAATATCTGACAGGAGAACAGACTGTTGACAGACTGTTTTATCTGTGATCTAGTGTTGTCTCTCGTTAATCTTATCTATAGGTGATCTTATGAAACTGTGCATACACTGCAAACATCTCCTGCCCCGCGATGGGGACCCGGACTTCACGCTCGCCAAGTGCGCTGCATTCTTCAACATCCATCCCGTCTCTGGCAGGAAGATGTACTCCTATGCCTTCAACCAACGGATGTTCCTAGTCAACACCGGTGAGGGAAAGTGTGGGGAATCCGCTGTTTTCTGGGAACCAAAAGAGGAGATCAATGATGAGTGACTTCAGTCCCGAGATCCGCAACTCTGCTTGGTGGTCAGGTGACTCCAGGATGGCCGCTAACGGTCGTGCAGCAGAAGCTATCCTCATCAAGCAAGGCAAGATCATTCCTGAAGACATCTCCGATAAGGAGAACGTCAAGATGGGTCACGTCATGCAGCCCATCATAGGGCGTCTAGTTCAAGATCGCCTGCAGGTTGAGCTGAAGGATGCTGACTACTCCATGACTCATCCCAAAGAACCTTGGTTGCGTTCTCACTTTGACTTCATCTCTGCTGATGGCAGTTTCCTGGTTGAAGCCAAGAACTACAATGGCAGTCAACGCAAGAAGTTTGATGAGTCCGGGATCATGCCGGATGCTGATCGTGTCCAGTGCATCCACGAGGCTACCGTTCACGGTATCAGCAAGGTTTATCTTGCAGTGCTACTGGGAGGCCAGGAGCTGCAAGTAATCCCGGTGGATGTCACACCAGACATGATGCTCGACCACGTTAAGTGGTGCGCGAAATGGTGGGGCTATGTGGCCAGCAAGACAGAACCTGAACCTGAGACTATTGAGCAGGCCAGACTTCTCTTTCCACAGTCTGAGTCATCTGTAGCAACTGCCAATGCTGAACTTGAATCTATACTAGCTAGGCTCTCTAGCCTCACAGAACAGCGCAAGAGCATCGAAGACGCTGAGGAGCAGCACAAGTTAGCAGTGATGCGTTTCATGCGCGACAGGGACGTTCTAACGGCGGTTGATGGTAGTGTGTTGGCTACCTGGAAGTCAGCTAAGGGATCTAGGAAGTTTGACCCTAAAGCATTCCAGGAAGCCTATCCTCAAATGTACGATCAGTTCGTCCGGGAGGTTCCCGGATCTAGAAGGTTCCTTATCAAATGAATGAAGAAGTCAACGACGATGATGTGTGGCACTTGTATAGAGCACTTGCAATGGCCGCATTTATCATCAAACGAGAGAATCCCTACCATCATCAGAGCAAGCAGATGATCAAGGATTCAGCTTCTGAATATGCCAATCTTATGTGTGAAGGAATAGAACAT